ATGCCCTTGAGTTTTTCACGGTAGACTGCGAAACGTGCGGATTCAGACAGAGAATTATCCATGATGAAGCTCCTTTCGAGTAGCTTTTAAGTAGTCGAAAATTTATAGTCGTTCTCCCGGTTCTCGATGGCGGTCAGACCCAGTGCGTAGGCTGCCCACACATCAGCCTTGAAGCCATAGAAGAAATCCGGGGCTTTCTTTGTGCCCTTGCCGTTTTTTAGGTCATGGGCTGCAAATCGGTCAATCAACGCCCGCCGGATGGCGGTGTCGTTGGCTCGGCTGTCGTGGCAAATGTGCTTTTTCTCCTCGATGCGGCACATCATCCGCACCGGGCACCGGGACGAAAGCATCTGATAGAACCGGCCGATCCAGACCGTGGTGTCGAAAACGTCCCGACCAACGGACATTCCGTAGGAGGCCACCATTTCGATGACCGCCCACCGCCATCCCTGCTCGGCAGCCGATTCCAGCTTTTTCAGCAGTTCCTCGTTGTCGATTTTGCCGAACTCCAGCGGCCGGAGCGTTTTCTGGTCAATCACGCAGTAGCCAGACTGCACATTGCCGGGATCAATAGCGATGATGGGCATCACAGGTACGACCTCCCGAATTCTTTGATGAACTGCGCTTCCGGCCACCCGTAATACTCCATAGCCTTTTTCTGTGCCCACTTTTTCAAGCGGAGGTCTGCCTCCCGGTTGGTATGTACGGCAGTCACGCCGTTCTGGTGGCACCAAGGGCAGAGGTTCGCCCACAGGCCAAGCCGCTTGCTCTTATCCCGGTACGATCCGAAAAATACTTCGTGCCGGGCGGTGCGATACCGCCCACAAATCAGACAGGTGGAGCTCTGGCTGAGGATGCTGGGTGCATAGCCATTGCTGTCCAGCTTCTCGCCGTATTCATTTTGTGCCATATCAACGTCTCCTCCTGCGTTCAAAAGACTGCTGGGAAACCTGCTGCATAATCAGCTGAACCTTGTCCTGCACACCCTGCTCAGCCAGTACGTTGACGGGCTGCGCAGTAGCTGCGATACGTCCAAGGGTCTGTGCTCGGACACGCTTGATAAAATTCAGCTGCTGCTTACGGAACTCCTTGTCCACTTCCGCAGCATCCTTGCTGCCATCAATATCAGAAACTTCCATTTCCGGGGCTTGCATAGCCTCCGCAGCGCAGCGGCGCAGCTTTTCCATCGCAACGTCCAGACCATCCTCATGCCCCCACTTGTTCAGCTGCTCATAGTTGGCATGGCTTTCCTTGCGCAGCCGTTCCAAGCGGTCTGGACCATAGTGCAGCACATCAATAACCGCCTTGGCGTAAACCTGCCAAGCAATTTTGGCAGCCCTGTCGCCAGCAATGCGGTACTGCTGCTCTTTGCGTCCACGAGGCAATCTCACCATCGGGATTCGGTAATCGGAAGAAACGTATCCAGCCAGCCAGCTTTCCCGGATGGCCTCTGCCTTGTCCTTGGAGGGTCTGCCATAGGCATCCGGGGTCATAATGACTTCGGTGTTCTGGTTCTCCAACTCGTCAATTCTAGCTTTAATGCGCTCCAGTCTGGTTTTGCCGACACCGAACTCCTGATGCAGCGCAATGGTGGTGCACAAACCCACGATTTGTCCGACCGCCTGTCTGGTGTCGTCCATTTCGGTCTCAAACGGCTTTTTCACGGTTCAACACCTCCCGAAATAATCCAGACCCGGCGGGAGCCCCACCCAGACCAGCTTAGAGCCTCTGCATGGGTGTTTACCGCCACATCCAGCTTGTTACCTTTTACCGCGCCGCCAGTGTCCTGAACGACCCGGAGGCCTACACCCTCGACATAGATCACCGTGCCGTAGGGCAGAACGCTGGTGTCGGCAGCTACGGTCACGCCCGGCTGCACCTTTGCGCCGCTGGATGTGATGCCGTGCCCCTCGCCACAGATGTGGGCGTATTCTTCGGCACAATAGGCCGTGCAGCTGAACGCCCCGGCGTATGTAAGAGTCAAATCGGTCTGGGCGTTCAGTTCTGCGGTCAGCTTGTCTACCTCGGTTTGGAGCTGGTCAATGGTTTCATCACGTTCTCCGGCCATGCGCTCCCAGTTGGATGACTTGCTGGCGTAGATATCCCGCTCGGTTTCCAGATCGTTCACCCGCCGGGAGTAGGCCGTGCTTGTGAGAATGCAGCCAACCATCGCACACGAAACGCACACGATCAGGCTGCGAAGCGGTCTTTTCGACCTCATGCCGTGCCACCTCCAATCTGTGCCGGGGCCGTCCCGCCGGGCAGAGCCGGGGGCTGCAAACTCTCAACCGGGGCATCCTGCACAGCCCGGTCAAAGCCCGGCCGGACGAACTGGCGCAGATCCGCGCTGCTGCGGCTGCTGAAAATCTCCGACAGGTCTGCCGGGGAGCCAGCCCACCGCTGCACCACCATCGGGAGGGCGGCGAAGATTTTCGCGTTTTCCTTTTTGAAATCTTCGCCTTTCAGCTTGCGCCCATCGGGGGCAATGAATCCGCCGTGGGTCTGGTAGTACAGATTTGCCTCGATTTTCCGGGCAGCTGCCGCAGCCTGCGCCCAGAGGTCGTTTGCCGAGGGCTCCACAGTAGCCTGCAACTTTTTTATCTCCACGTGCCAGTCAACAATGATCTGTTTCGGAAACCGGCACTCTGCAAATGCAGCATATAACGCCTTTTCTACAATTTCGTCAGGAACCATGCCAAATGCCTGAACGCAGGTTTTTATTTCGATTATGCACTCTTCTTTACTGCGGACACGGCCATAGCGATTGTCAATCACCGCCAGCAGTTCTTTCAGTTTTTTGTCTGTCACGTTGAGCCTCCTAAGAGTTCTCTGAAAATTTCATCGTAATCCTCGGCCGTAGAGCGTTTCGGTTGTTGCCCAGCCGAGGGCTTTCGCTGAGCTTCCCACGCTTCAAAGTCACCGGGAGTTTTGATGTTGTTCTTTTTCCATCGCCTTAATATAGATTCAATATAGCTCCACTTGTGGGCACCGTTCTTTGCGCCCTCAGAAATAGCCAAAAGCAACATTTCTGTGCTGAACTGTTCTCTCCAGCGTTGCAAATCAGGAGTCAAGATGTGCGGCCACGTTCCAATATTTGCCTCGTAGGCATCAACTATCTTTCCGAGGTCCGCATCTAGCCTAGGGTCGTTTGCGCGGGTGCCGCCGTCTTTTATAACTAGAATATCTGTTATATTATCTTCTATATTATTAGGTCTAAAATTTGGACTAGGGTGGTCTAAATTTTGGACTACCCCCGGTCTAAAATTTGGACTAGGCGGTCTAATTTTTGGACTGCCCCTCGGCGAAGCTAAATAATAGTTGTGTCGCACTCCGTTCAAAACTTCCGTCCGCTTCTGAATCAATCCTCTTTTGATGAGCTTTTCCAGCGTATTGAACACGGTTTGTTTACTTTCTGCGCCCAGCCATTCCTGCATATAGCGGATGCTTCCAGAAAACTCTGTTTCACCGTCCTGCGTAAATCCGTAGATTATTGCATAGAGGTTCAACTCATTTCCTTTCAAATCCAGTTCCGTGCGCATCCATCCAGGAATCATGATGTAATTGTCTGGCTTTACCATCCAACCACCTCCTTGTTGCGGTCAGAACGGCAAGTCATCCGTGTCGTTGATCTCGGAGAAATCATCGGGATTGCCCTGCGAGTAACCGGGCTGTACAGCTTCGGGAGCAGCTTCTGCGCCCTGCCACTGCTGCCGCTGGCTCTGGGTGGAAAATCCCATCTGCTGCGGCTGCTGGTAGGGCTGCTGGTAGCCCGGCGGCGGTGCCTCACCGCCATCATCCACTCGCTGCTCCGTTTTTGGGCCGCAAAAGTGAATCTTCTGGACCACAAACTCGGTGGCGGTGCGCTTCTGACCGTTCTTGTCTTCGTAGGAGCGGGTCTGGCACTGGCACTCCACAAGAGCCGTGCTGCCCTTGCGGAAATACTGGCAAACGAACTCTGCCGTTTTACGCCATGCCACGAAATTCAGCCAATCGGTAGCCCGCCGGCCATCCTGACCGACGTTATCCCGGTCAACGGCCATGCGAAAGCTGGCAACTGTCAGGCCGCTTTGTGTGGTCCGCATTTCAGGATCAGCAGCGAAGCGGCCCTGAAATGTGCAATTATTCAGCATCGGTGTCCTCCTGCTTGGTAATCAGCTCCGGATGAACTGCAAGCATCAAATCCAACACAAAGTTACCAATGTCGTAAACGCTGCCGCCTGCACCCTTGTGATAAATGAGGCTGAGTTCGGTCTGCTTCTGGAGCAGTTCCTTGTACTCCTCAACCGGGATAGCGATGGTCTGGACGTTCAAATCTTCCATAACTGGTTCCTTTCTTCTCGCATGATGCGGACCACCTTGCGGCACTGGTCCACATCGAACATTCCAATATGCGTAAATTCAATCGGGGTGCCCATCTTCTCGGACAGCCAGCGGTAGGCCTCATTCCGGCGGCCACGGTAGGGACCGTATTTCCAGAGCGGGTCAAATGCTGCATGAGCTGCCTTTTTCCAGTTGCGCAACTCCGAATTTGCCAAGCGGCCAAGGGGTTTGTCAGACCCCTTGTGTACGCCGACATAGGCACCGCAGCGAGGGCAGAGGTAAATCATGCCGAAGCTGTGGCCGTGGTAAACCACCGAACTGTCTACGAAGTCTGCGGGCGTTCCGCAGTAGTCGCAGATGACGATTCGGCCTTTCATCGTGACCATTCCTCCTTGTACCGGGCCAACTGCTCCGGGGTATCCGTCTCGATACCCAGAGCCTTGGCTTCATCAATCGCACCGTCAATCAGGTGTGAAAATTCTTTCGTGTCCATCTTGCTGGTGTCCTTGTAAACCAAGTAGCAGTTGAACCATTTTCCGTCCTCTTCCCGCACATCAAAGCAGCGGGTGTATTTGTAGAGGTCGTGAACATCCACGCTGACCGGAAGTTTGAAGCCCACGGTGCAGCCATCCTTATCTCTCGCAACCGTGCCGTAGGCCACAACCAGCCGCTCTTTCACAAGGTCGTCCGATTCGCCAGTTTCGGCGGCGATCTTGTTGACCAGAACATGGAAGTAGGCGTTTGCACTGTGGCTGCGCTTCTCCCTGTGCTTTTTGACTTCCACATCCAGAATCGGCTCCAGATGCAGCTTGTCCCAGATTTCTCGGAAGTCGCCGTTGAGTTCCAATGTGACACGCTGCTTTCCGCCAAGGGTAAAAGCCATATCCACCAGCCGCCCGGTCATGTG